ATATTTAGGGTGCGGTTTTTTAATTTCAGCAAATGGATTACATACAATTTTTAGAATCTAAAAGGCATACAATCGGAAATTTTGGGTTTGAGCCTAAATACATTCCAGATATAGCATTTGACTTTCAAAAATACATTATTGAAAAATCAGTCAGAAAGGGGCGTATTGCCGTGTTTGCCGATACTGGACTTGGAAAGACTTTAATCCAGTTATCAATAGCAAAGAACATAATACAGCACACAAATAAACGGGTTTTGATATTAACTCCCTTGGCGGTTGCATTTCAGTTTATTTTAGAGGCTGAAAAACTTGGGATAGATGATATCGAATATTCTAAAGATGGTAAGTTTGCTAAGAAGATAGTTATATGTAACTATGAAAGATTACACTATTTCAATTCGGATGATTTTATCGGGGTTATATTAGACGAAAGTTCTATTCTAAAAAATTTTGACGGCAAAATAAAAGGACAAGTAACGGCATTTGTAAAAAAAATTCCGTATCGATATTTGTCAACTGCAACACCTTCACCAAATGATTTTATTGAATTGGGTACGAGTAGTGAAGCATTGGGGTACATGGGTTATATGGATATGTTGACTAAATTCTTTAAGAATAATCAAAATAGTGTTGATAGTAATAATAGGAATATAGGTGAAAAATTCTACTTAAAACCACACGCAGAAAAAGACTTTTTTGCATGGGTTAATCAATGGTCAATAATGTGTAAAATGCCTTCAGATTTAGGGTTTTCAAATGAACGATATATTTTGCCACCACTAAAAGTTAACAAGCATATTGTAAAAAATCAGTCTTTAATAGACGTTAACGGCCAGGTTCAATTGTTTACACCTATTGCAAAATCTATGACAGAGGTTAAACACGAGCAAAGGCAAACAATTATTAATAGATGTGAAACTGCAGTTAAATTGGCAGAAAATAAGACGTCTGTATATTGGTGTAATCTTAACGGAGAAAGCTCGTTACTGAAAGAATTAGACAGCGATTCAGTGGAAATAATAGGCAGTCAATCAATAGAGAAAAAGGAAGACATATTAATGAATTTTGCAAATGGAAATATAAAAAGAATAATCACAAAGGCTCAAATGACTGGCTTTGGACTTAATTGGCAGCATTGCAATCATTCGGTATTTTTTCCTACATGGAGTTACGAGCAATATTATCAGGCTATAAGGCGTTTCTGGAGATTTGGGCAGAAAAATGAAGTTACTATTGATATGGTTATATCAGATGGGCAACAACGTGTATTAGATGCTATTCAACAGAAAACAGAAAAGGCAATACAACTGCATGAACAATTAACAAAGAATGTGAACGGTTCATTTGTTCATAAGACGAAAGAATTTAATAAACAGATTATAACACCTAAATTTATTTAAAATGGAAAACAAAGTAAAAGACCAATTGGTAACAGAAAACTATGCATTATACAACTCGGATTGTATGTTAGTAATGCCAACACTTAAAGATAGTTCTATTGACTTATCTGTTTATTCTCCGCCTTTTGCAGGACTATACAATTATTCAAGTTCTGAAAATGACTTTAGTAATTGTGAAAACAAAGAACAATTTATACATCAGTATGAATTTCTTATAAAAGAGATTTCAAGGGTTACAAAGCCAGGAAGAATAACGGCGGTTCATTGTACAGATGTATTTGATAATACTTGTCGTCTTTGGGACTTCCCACACGAAATAATTAAACTTCATGAAAAATATGGATTTGAATATAGGAACCGTATTACTATTTGGAAAGAGCCATTAAAGGTTCGTATGCGCACAATGGTACAATCATTAATGCATAAATTTATTGTTGAAGATAGCACAAAATGTTTTACCGCTATGCCAGACTATATATTGATATTTACAAAAAAAGGAGAAAACGAAGTTCCCGTAACCCATACAAATGGATTAACTAAATACTTTGGTGAAACACCAATATTACCAAACATATTGACAGCTTGGAATAATGCGAATGATAGTAATTTGACAGCGGAACAACTTTGGAAGCATTTGAACATTAAATTTATTAATCACGAAGACCCAAAGACAAATAAATTAAGTCACTACATTTGGCAAAGATACGCATCGAGTGTTTGGGATGATATCAGAATTGATAACGTATTACCGTTTAAGGATAGCCGAGAAGATGATGACGAAAAGCATGTACACCCATTACAGTTAGATGTTATTGACAGAATAGTAGAGCTATACAGCAATCCGGGTGAAGTTGTTTTAACTCCATTTATGGGGGTTGGTAGCGAGGTTTTTAGTCCTGTTTCATTGGGACGTAAGGCAATAGGAATAGAGCTAAAAGATAGTTATTATAAACAGGCTTTATTAAATGTAAAAGAAGCTGAAAATAGATTTATCGAAGAAAGAAAGCAGATAGCATTATTTTAGTTGCACAATTAGAAATAATTGTCTATATTTGTAGTAGGTATGTGGCTGTACACGCATTCCGAATATTAGAAAAATTAAACCGATAAGGTGAGTAGGTGTACAGACCGAAAGCCATATCGGATTTTTTATTTTATGGTAAGTAAATTATTTTTTTCGGAAGATTATAATAATAGGTTGCGTGTTTTCATAAATGACATGAACTTAATAACAATTACAAACGAATCAGACAACGAATTTAACGATAGTGTTTTCTGTTTTGAAAATCCAGAAGAAGCTATTGAATTTGCAGATGAGATTAAACGGATATCATTGGAACTAATAGAGTTTTACAAAACAAATCCTGAAAATTAACACAATTTATTTGCATACCTTAAAAAGTATAATTATATTTGTATTGGGACTGGAACTCCTTAAAGTGCGACACATGAGAGAAAATAACATTTTAAAATACTACCGTATCGGATTATCAGAAGGTTGTCGTACACCTGTTCCAACTGATTTCCGATGCGGTTTTTTAATTTTCTTTTATGGCAGAAAATAAGAAATCATTTATCATGTATGCCGACCAAATTCATCTATTTGAATCATTGACAGACGAAGAGGCTGGGAAAGTTGTAAAGCATCTGTTTAGGTATGTAAACGACCTTAATCCAGAACTACCTGACAGAACAACACAATTAATATTTGAGCCTATAAAACAACAACTTAAGCGAGATTTAGAGTCGTGGAAAATAACAATTTCAGGCAGGTCAGCGGGAGGTAAGAAGAGTGCAGAAAACAGAAAGAAAGCTAAAGAAATAGAAACACAGTTCAACTCAGTTGAACACACTTTAAGACATGCAACTGTTAATGTAAATGATAATGTAAATGTTAATGAGAGTGTATGTAGTAATAACGCACCCGCACAAGATTTTGAAAGAATAGGATTAGAGATTAGGAAAGCATACGCAGATTTACCAATAGAATTTACATCACGCTACACTGAGAATTTTTATATTTCATGGTTATCGATAAACAACTACCTTGACGAAAATTGCAAGTTCCTGCGTATGTGGGAAAATCAGTTAACTGTTTCGGAGTATAAAAAGATTTTTGACCGTGCAGAAAAAAAGGAGTTTTCAATCTTACAGGCCAAACAGGCTTTAACAGAATTGGACGCCAGCCGTCAGGCCAAAGAAAAATACAACTCCGTGTTTCACGGGTTCAATACTTTCATACGCACAATCCTGAAAAATGTTTAGAGAACGATTTGAATATGATACGTTACTCGAAGAGGTTGTACTCGGTGCATGCCTGATAGAGCAAACTGCATTTGCCAGAACCAAAGGTTTAGTGGATGCTGAAATGTTCTATTTGGATATTCACAAGGACATTTACAGAACCATGTCGGAGATGTTTGATGATAGCTTTCCGATAGATACCGTCATATTTGCCCAAATTTCGATTAAAAAAGGGTTAACCGATAAATACCATTACTTATTTGAGAAAGTGTCTGAAATCACGTCTAAAGTAGCTTCAAGCGCAAATTTGGAGATGCACTGTCTGCTAATTCGTGAACTTTTTATAAAAAGGTTACTTTTTGAGATAAAAAATAGTCCTGGTGATGGGGATGTATTGGAAGAGGTGGAGGCACTTCAGGAAAAGTTAAAAAAGGCACGGGAAATTAAAGCTACAAACGACTGGCAGGAGTTTAAGAATATTTTAGTGGAATTGAGATTGAAAATGGATAACCATATCGACGACGGCATTAAGACCGGATTACAGGAAATTGATGAAATACGAGGAGGATTTAAGCCGTCGGAACTTGTTGTAATAGGTGCAAGACCGTCGGTAGGCAAGACGGCATTTGCAGCGCAATTAGCTTTAAATATGGCTACAAACGGAAAGAAAGTAGGTATTATAAGCCTTGAAATGAGTAATGTTCAGTTAGCTATGCGGATACTTTCGATAGTTTCAGATATTGAATTTTGGAAACTTGACAAATCGGCAATAAATAGCGAACTTGAAGCCGAAAAGTTAAATAACGGCTTTGAAAAATCGTTTAATTTACCTATATTCATGAGTGAAAAGACGGGAGTTTCGGTATCTGACATTCGGGCAAAAGCGATGAAACTGATTTATAAAAATTCATTGGATGTGTTATTTATAGACTATTTGGGATTGGTAGAACCGGAAGCTAATAAGAACAGAAACCGAGAGCAAGAGGTCAGCGCAATGAGTAGGGGACTGAAGTTGTTGGCAATGGAATTGAATATACCGGTAGTTGTTTTGGCGCAGCTGAATAGAGAAACCGAACATTCTAAAGGACAGAAACCTAAATTAAGTAATCTAAGGGATTCAGGAAGCATTGAACAAGATGCTGATATGGTGATATTCCTTCACTCAGACTTTAAATCAGGTATAGAAACCAACGATAAGGGAGAAAGCACCGAAAATGAAAGAGATATCATAATCGCTAAGTATCGTAACGGAGAAACCAAGTGTTTTAAGATCGGGTTTGAAAGTAAGAAAATGAAGTTCGGAAATAGTTATACTATGGAAGTGTTAAAAAAAGATGAATTTGTAATATTTTAACGGTGAGGGTATTGGCGATGCCCGCACTTAGAAACTTTAAATTATAAACAAGCTGTCCTGCGGGTATTACCAATACCTTGTTAGCAGCAGTAACGGATTAAAAAATGGAACAGTCAAAACAAGAAAAAGAAATTTACGAGTTAGCAGAACTTTTGATGCAGTCTGAAAACTTAGAAGCAAGTGCAATTATCCTTCGTGATTTTGCCGAAAAATGTTACCAAGAAGGTGCAGTAGATGCTCAAAATGATGCAGCAAAAGAAATACGTGAACACTATGTCGAAGGTGGTCGGTAGTTATTGCTGCTAACGTTTTGCGGCTTTGTGTCAGGCTGCGAAGCGTTGGCATTGAGCAGTCGGCAGCTTGCACAAAACCGCTGTTAGCTGCTGCTGCGGTGAATTTATACTTAACTTAATAAAACAGATAAAATGATAAAATTTCAATGTGATACTTGTGGCTACGAAACAGATAGCTACCACGAAAGCAAAAACAATGGTGAGTATATTCCTTTAAGGTGGATTACTCTTTCAGGCGTTACTGTTCATAACGAACACCACTCACCATCATTATTGTATGCTGGCAATGCAACTATGCACTTTTGTTCAAAAAAATGTTTTGTCGATAGGTTTTTTAAGCCAGAAGAAACGGTAAAACCTGTTGAGAACACGGAAGGTAGCAGTTGCAGCTAACGTTAAGGTGCTTGGCGACAGTAGCCGTTGAGCGTTGGATTTGTGCGTTGGCAGGCTATTTCGCCAAACACGTGTTATAGCCAGTAGCGGTTTGATTAGCAGAAACTTAATTTTAAAAACAATTATAATGGCAGAATTTAAAGACTTAGTAGGAAAAACACTTTCCGAAATCAAAAACAATGGCGATGAATTAATTTTTATCGTTGACGATGGAACTGAATACAAAATGTATCACGCACAAGATTGTTGTGAAAGCGTTTCCATTGAGGATATTAACGGAGACCTAAACGACTTAATTGGAACACCAATTTTGTTAGCAGAAGAAGTTTCAAATTATGAACCAGTTTCTGATGAAGATAAGCAAAAGACAAAGGAAGCTGATGAATGGGGTTCTTGTACGTGGACATTTTACAAATTAGCAACGATAAAAGGCTATGTTGATATTCGTTGGTTTGGAGAATCGAACGGCTATTATTCGGAAAGTGTTGACTTCATACAAGTCGGTGTTGACCGTGAATGGTAGCTATTGGCTATAACGTTTTGCGGCTTGGCGCAGTGCCGCATAGATAAACTTTAAAATTAACTTATGCCTGTCTGGCGGCATTGCGCTAAACCGCTGTTATAGGCACGTAAAAATTACGGATTATGAGACGAAACTTAACAGGAATTTACATCTTTGATAAATTTGAAGGTGAGGAAAAGAGACAACCAACTTGCTTTGAAGATTGCCAAGAAAGTACACAAGATAGGTGGCTTGAAAGTTTGGAACGAGAAGCGTTGGTAAATTTAGCAAAGCAATTGGGCAAGACGATTAAAGATATTGGCGACCAATTAGACTTGGTGCGTGAGTAAATTTTATTGCCTATAATGTCAACTGCTTTGTGCAGTGTGGATATTAGAAATTAAAATGTTCAATAAAACTACTAAAAATGATTAGCGATATGCAGACCAATACAGCACTTCAGCCCACATTGCACAAAGCAAGTGTTGTGGGCAGTACGGTTATAAATAAAACCGTTGTCATTACTTATGATGATGCTACACGGATGGTTGACTTTTGTAAGGATGCTGAAAAAAGTATTTCAAAAGACTTTTACGATTGGTATTTGGAAGAAAAACCGAAATACTTTGCCGAAGCTGGAATGTTGATTATAGATGGAATGATTGGCGAAAAAGAAAGGGTTGCAGTCTCATTTGATTTTACCGACCCTGATAATGTGCTGTTCAATGTGTATCGGTACAAAGACCAAAAGATTATTACGAGCTTTTATTTCAAGCGGCAGGATAATCTTACAATGACTGATGTAAGTGTTGATATAAATTATTTTTCATCTTATTTTTTCAAAGGGCAAAAGAACCTTTGGGTATCACCTGAAATCAAAGACAAAGTTTTATCACTCACTCGCCAAATTGCAGCCAATGAAGCTAAACGTAGAAAGACAGGGCAAAGGGCAAGTAAGATGGATTTGGTAATTGATATGGCAATGAATAGTGCCTTTAAAGATATAAATCTGTTCAACTGCAAAGCACTTGTTTACTTCACTTACGCCTTGATGTATTATGTTTCAAAGCAAGAACCCGAAGAAATTACAACAGCATTCCAAAAGCAATTAGAAGAAGAAACAGGCGGAGTAAAAGTGAAGTCAATCTATAGGTACACTGGTTATATTGATTTACGTGAAAATAAAGTTTACAAACCTGCCGTAAAAAAAGACCCTGATGAACCTGTACGGGAATATCAAAGGCACATTCAAAAGTGGACTGTTAGGGGTCATTATCGTAGAACTAAGAAAGGTTTGATTTGGATTGAGCCACACACAAAAGGCGAAGGTGAACTTGAAAAGAGAATTTATGGAACGGAAGATGAAAAGGATTTGAATTTAATCCCGAAGGTTTTTGAAGTAGAACGAACTGTAAAAGAAAAGCCTGTTGAACCTATCAAAATCGAAGCACCAAAAACAGAAGAAACTAAACCGATAGTTGTCGAGCAATTACCTGTTATTGTCAAAAAAGAGAAAGTAAGTTTTGTCAAAAAGCTGCTCAAATTTTTTGGGTGGTAGTATTGCCCATAACGGATTAGGGCTTTGCGTTCGTTGGCGTTTTATAATTACAGAAATTAAAAATAAACACAAATGAAAGTTAGAAAACAAAAACATGATAATAAGCACTTAACCGCCAATGACGCAAAACCTGTGTTAGCGGTAGTGCCTACTTGTAATCACTTTTGGAAGATGGTTACTAAAGATTATTATAAATGTTCGTGGTGTGATTTAAAGCATTACCGCTAACGGTCGCAGGTATAAAATCGGTTTTTTACGGATTAACAACTAAAAACTTAAATATATGCACTACAAAATTAAAGAATTACATAGGTTGATTACAACCTTAAAAAACGAAGAGGGCTTATCAGACTATGGAG